AGGTGTCTTCGATCAGTGGATTACCTTGGTCAGTACTCATTCGAAAACTTCGAATAACTCCAACAAAGTCTTGGTATGTAGCAAGCGCACCGTTGTTTTTGATACGGACGTAGCCAACATAACCAACCGGTGAATACACTGTAAGACCACGAATAGCAGAAAGGTTTGACACGTTGTCCGCATTGTAAGTTGTTACCATGCGAAGGCGTACCATCTGTTGCCTATTGAAATAGCGACGCTTGATACCTGCTGCACCACCAGCATTGACGGAATCAAACTCGTCGCTATATTCAACAGATCGGCTTACACCGATAATCTGACTATTGGTAGAAAATGTAGGTGCTGCCCCAGTAGGCGCGTATGGAAGTGCAGATATCCAAATCTGTACACCCATATCCTCCATAATTAAAGCCATAGTTAAGCTCCTTGACTAACTGAATAAGATCCCCAGTCAGCCATGAGGTCGATTTCCATCTCCTCAATCTGTGGGTTACCTTGGTCGGTAGACATACTCATACGACGCATTACACCTTCATAGGTTCTGGCCGGCGTAAGCGTAGAGTTGTTCTTTACTGCAAGTCTAATGTTGTAAAGACCAAGTGTGTACGTTGCCAAGGCCTTAGCCTGTGGAAGGTTCAAGACGTTGAGTGCGTTGTAAGTAACAACACCACGGATGCGGATCATCTGGTTGCGGTTAAAGTACCGGCGCTTAATACCAGTAGCTCCACCAGCGTTGACTGAATCAAATTCATCTGAGATTTCAATTGATCGCGCAACACCCAAATATGAATACGTTGCCGCACCTGTAAAGTTTGGTGCAGTACCGGGAGTATATGCATCACCAATTGAAAAGGTGATGCTCATATCCTCAAGAATTAGTGCCATCTGTTACTCCTATAAGTTACTGACGAATATTCGCCAGGTTCGTCCAACTGTACGCCAATATACTTGACCATCACCAACTTCGATTGTAGATGGGACTACACCCGACGATCGGCATATTACGCGATACCCACTGTACGTCTCGTTTGCATTTATTAATGCAGTATCTATCACATCCATTGCGTTGTACATGTTGTCATCGTCTACTCCAGCAAAACCAACGACCAACACGTGAAATTCAATAAATGCTCCTTGCCTGTGTCCAGCTTCTAGGTCATATCCACCAATCTCTTCGATGATGACATATGGACTTCTGGCATCCTGAACAGCCAAGTCTTGGTATACACCACTAACAAAATTCAATACTGTCGTGGCAGCAAGCTTACTGTTAATCCACTGCCTTGCTAACCTAGGTTCGTATATGCTCACGGTAGTACCTGCCTGATTGTGTCACGGACAATACGTGCCACATTGTCTTTCTGTTCTACCATTGCCTTGGTTAGAAAGGGATTACCAGGATACGCCACGATAGGTGCCTTGTGACCGTTGTGCAGGAATATAGCGTAGTGGACGTCATTACCTACCCAGTTTGGTCCATGCGGATCAGCAATGACTTCAGCTACAAACTTACTAACTTTACGCCCACGGATGCTTTGCACAAGTTTGCCAGATGCTATGTTTGTACCTGCGTGTCGTTTAGCACTCTGCGCTACTTGTTGGGCGGCTGGTCGCAAGCCGGTAGAGACGCCACTCTTTATACTAAGTGACACTCCTCTAACGTTGCTTGTGACTGTTACGTATTTCATTTATCCGCTACTTAACTGCACCAGGAATGGACCAAAGGTGGTTGTTACCGTACCCATTGTACGCTCTACAACGATTCTATATGTACCTGCTGTAGTAACACCTAGCGCTGTCCACGATAGGTTAGGTGTCCATCTAATAACACCACCGTCAGCATATGCAACTGTAGGAGTAATGTTATTGACTACCGCTGTACCAGCCTGGTTCCTTACACGCATCACAAGTGTTGATCCACTAACCGATACGCTTCCACCGGAAGAGTCAATAAGGACAATTTCGATATTAGGAACAGTGGAAAGGAATTGATTGACTTCCGTAATCAATCCTTCCGATGCGTTCTGCCTGATTAGGAACGGCCCTTGACGAAGCTGAATACGTGATGTGTCTGCACCAGTAGACACCTTGGTGTCTAGGTAGTCACCAAACGTTCCTGGTGTTGTGTGGTCAACTTTAAATTCATCCCATACTAACGTAGGAGTAGCATCAACCACGTTGCGAGTTTCGTTAATCACGCCACCAAATTCAGAAGCGCTTGTGTAGCCGGCGACCGAAGCTCCCCATACAGCAGTTGCTGTCTGCGCTCCTGTAAGACCACCACTTGAAAGTTTAATAGTCATTACCGCACCGTTAGTACCAGATGCGCCTCTGACTACAACAGTAACGTCATCTGCTCCTGCAATAAGAGCAGCATCAGGAAGGTCAAGCCTGTAGACACCCGGCATATTAACTGAGTCTACTTCAGCAAAGCCACCAGCAATCCAAACTCCTGTTCCTGAAGGGTCAGTTGAGCCAATAACACGTGCTACAAGAGGGATGTCTACACTTGCTGTACGTGTGCGGTTGTAACGGGCTGATAGACCGCTTGTAGAGGCTGTGAGACCTGTAGCTCCTAGATACACTTCTATAGATTGGGATGTGGAACCCGGTGCAATTGTTACTACACTGGCGTTGCGCTCCGTCGGATTATATTGTCCAGCGATAGTCGCAGTCGTATTGTTATACGAGCCGATGTTCGGAGTACCACCCGCCCAAGCATCACCGTAGAAGTCCGTAGCAGGAGTGCCTGTCGATGAACCGGTAGCGTAGGTATACAGTCCATTTGCGCTAAACCAGTCGTACTGCGTCATTCCCCATAAACGCCAAATGCCTGTATTGAATGGCACATATGGATTTGTAAAATTGTTAGATTGAACTACGGCCGTTGCTACGTTGTAACCACTTGCTACATTATTGGTAACAGTACAAGTTGCATCACCTTGTGCACAGGCAATATTTCCCGCCGGGTTCGTCACATTGTTTTTTATTGTAGTTAGTGACCTGCCTGCCGTACTGGTCAAACTGATGCTAAAACCAGTGTTATTTAAAAAGGTAAACGTAGTGCCTTGATATGTTGCGTTGCTACCTTGCAAAACAAAACTTGCATTAGTACCACTTATACATACGCATCTATCAACTGTTAATCCATAAACATAATCTTGTGTTGCAGGACTGTTTTTACCAGTAGTGAAATCACCATAGATAGCACCATTAGACATTGATACAAAATGACATTGTTGAAAAAGATAGTTTTTGGTTAACCCAGTTGCTGTGTTGTCGGTGACCTGAATTGCGCTGTCGAACCCGCTATTCATAATTAAACATTTACGCCACTTTAATTCAACGCAGTTTGTAATTAGAAACAACCCGCGATTTGTCGCTGTTTCAATAACTAAGTTTTCAAAGTTCAAATAATTTTTACTTATCAAAACAAACAAATATTGATTGACGTTTACCGGCCCTACATCACTTATCTGCCTATTGGTAATCAACACACGGCCGGCGGCAATACCGCTAAACTGTGAAGCTGTAGGGTTGCCATATACAAATGTTGGCGCCGTATAAGTGCCACCTACTGTAATTTGTACGGTTTGGCGATAATCACCGGGCGCTATGTAAAGGGTATCCCCTGAACCTATACCGGTTGCGCCTAACGCTTTGGTTATCGTCTGCCACGCTTGATTAGTAGCAGGTCCTAAACCAGTATTAGAATCATTACCATCCGTACGTACGTAGTATGTAGCCATATTTATTCAGCCGTTCCAGCGACGATTTCCGCTGCGATATAGGTCATAAACTGTTGGACTACGTTCAACTGAAACTGTTCATCCTGTTGGACGTACCACGCAAATACATCGGTTCCATCAGGTCCAAAATCCGCTATCTTGTGAAACTGATAATCGAGAATGTCACCCTTTATATTGTAGTTACCGGGCGAGTTTTCAAGAGCAGTTATGATGATGTCCCTGAAGTTCACTTCTTCACCTTGCGCTTATCAATAGCGACCATCGCAAGGTCACGCAACTTCTCAAGGTCACCAACACTCATAAAGTCTAGGTTGTCAGCAATCTGACTCAGAATCATAGCCTCACCAAAAGGTATCTTGACTTCAGGAACGTTAGTAGTCTTCTTCAATAACTTACTTAGCCAGCTCATTGTGCTTGTACCCTTATCTGTAGTGGACCAAATGTTGTCGTAGTACCTGACACTGTTCGATCAATAAACAAACGATAGTTACCAACTGGACATCCGATAGCCAAGTAAGTGCCTGGACCTGTCCATCTAACGATTCCACCAGTACCGTATTCTACTGTTGGCGTACCAGTTTCTACCACAGTACTAGCTACGTCTAAGATACGTAGTCCAAGAGTAGCACCTGTGACAGGTACTGAATTGCCATCACCGTCAGTCAACTGCAACTCAAAGGAAGGTGTGTCTGTCGTAAACACCTCAATGGTATCTACGGTTTCCGATCCTGTCTGCCGTAAGTCAAACGTACCAACAAACACACGAGTAGATGCGCCACCAAGAAGGTTGCTATCAATGTAGTCAGTGCCGTTGTGTAGAAGAGCGCCTTTGAGCTCATCGGCTGCCGCTGTGCTGTTTACGACAGCATGAAGGTTTGACTCAATATGGTTTGCAGTCCCAACGTTTACGAGTCTATTATCTGCTACCGTCTTTAGTGTTCGTGCTCCAAACGTGGATGCTGTTACATGCGATGTGTATGGTTCATCCCACACAGCTGCGGCTGTCTGCGCTGCCGTCAATCCACCACTTGAAAGTGTAACGGTCAAGACTGCTCCATTCGTACCAGAAGCACCTCTGACCACAATCGTGACATCAGATGCGCCAGCGGCCAATGCTGCGTTAGGCACATCAAGCCGATACACGCCCGGCACGAGGGAGGAATCAATCTCAGCAAAGCCACCAGATGACCACGCGCCTGTTGCTGTCTGCGTGACCAGTGTTATAGCCACCGGTGCGTTCTGATTCCTGACGTAGTATGCCGCTAGATTAGCGCTATTGAATACTAGTCCTGTAGCACCAAGGTAGAGTTCGATGGACTGGGATGTTGAACCGGGAGCGATGGTGATGGCGGATGCGTTCCGCTCTGCTGCAACATAAGGCGCGGTTGGAGGCTGGAAGTTCGATAATGCCGAACGCTGAACAGCACCAGCGTCAGGAGCAGCCAACCAAGTAACGCCATAAAGGTCAGACACTGGAGCATTTGTAGCCGTACCAAATCCTATGTTTGCAGCTCCAGCATTTGAACCGAAAAAGTCGTTTAGTCCGTAACCAAGTAATCTAGCATTACCAAAGTCAAGTCCAATCAATCCGCCTGTAGTTGAACCCGTACCGGATACTCCATTAAATCCAAGTGCTACTACATAACGATTGTATTGAGCGTCAATCTGCCCTGACGGATTAATAAAAAATGAACTTGCACCGAGAAATAGACAGTTTTGAAACATCAACTTATTAGTCGTGTTTGTTGTTCCTAATTGAGCATTTACGTTCGGATGCATAAAGGTACAGTTTGAAACTGTACCGCCATTGCCAACACCAGAAGATATTGCTAAGTTTGATACTGCACCACCGCCAGTATTCGTAAAAATCAGGCAGTCATTTATATTAAGATTAATGTTGTATGCAGTGCCGCTGCCGGTTGTAAAGCCAATGCCGTGTTGATTATTTGCTTGACAAATTACACATTTACTTATTGTCCAGTTGAGCGGTGTCGGGCTTACAGATGTTCCATTTACACCTGAGACAATTATGCATTTTGTAATCGACCAACCATAACAAGTCGTGGTTGTAATTGCTACACCGGGGTTAGCTGTGAATCGTTCAAAATATATGTTACTAAATGTAAGATTATTTTTTGATGTTGCCGTTACCGGTGAGTTAGTGTTCCACCATTGAATGATGCCACCTGACACACTTGGAAAACCTTGAGCATTGAGCGGGTCACCTAGGATTTGCACAGTGCTACTTGGTGATGCGAATCCTATAGTTACGGCTTCATTGTATGAGCCGGGAGCCACATAAACGATATCTCCACCGACGATACCGGGGTTTGTTCCTGACGCAGCACCAAGCGCAAACGCTAAAGTCTGCCAAGGCGTTGTTGGAGACGTGCCATTATTTGTGTTGAGTCCGGTTGATTGTGAAACGTAGTAAGTTGCCATTATTCAGCGGTTCCTGCGACGATTTCCTGCGCCATAATCATAGCAAATTGGCTGCTATAACCTTGTTGAAAATCGGAATCTTGTGTGTTCCACCAAGTAAAAACAGACGTGCCATCAGGCCCAAATGTTGCAAGCACATTGCCTTCGAAGTCGCAGATGTCACCAAAAACAATCCAGTCACCGGGGACGTTTGGATTAGGTTCTAGCCTGTAGTTCTGGATGTTCATTTGCCCACCTTCAGGCTGTTCGCATTCGTACCCTTGAACGGCATCGTAAGGAAAGCCAGCACACTGGACACCGCAGCGCTGACACCAGCCGCTACCGCCTTCGAGCCGTAGAGTGCCAGCACTGCGCCGAGCTCGCTGAGGTCGTGTGCTTCAGATGTGCGGATGCCATCGCCGAATACACTGGTGAAAGCAGCTGTAAAAGCCACGATCACAACGACCACTAAACGTTTGATGCTGATCTGTTTATTCATCTTGTGTTCATGCGCCCTTCGATGTTTGACACACGGCTTTCAACTTTACCAAGCCGTGTTTCCATCTTTGCTGTATCTGACTTTATCTCTTGTGTGTCGCTACGCATATGACTTAGTTGTTCATCCATACGAGCAAATCCCATTGCAGCTTGCACACCTGTCAACAAGATCGGAATCATTAACGCCAACACCGCCACAATCAAATGCCAAACTTCAATAGTCATTGAACGTCCTTCCCCGCCGCCGTGTACCGGGAGAGTATCTGTGTCTCAATATCTTTACGCAGTTGTGTTTCTACTTCCGTAGTTACATCTCTTTTGAATGCAGGAAGGTTAGCGTCTTGTCGAATAAAGAATGCGATCATCGCCGTAATAACAGCAGGTACACCTGCTCTCAATGCCTCAATGCTCGAAATGCTAGCCACCTTGGCTACATGGCCAAATGTACTGTTATCGCTGATAGGCATGTTTTCCCATGCCGCATTGAACGCAGGTAGAGCAGAAGCAAAGAAAGCCCCAACAATAACCCACCACAATCTACCGTAGGCGATTTTCATGCTTTGCGTCTCTCAGCCTTGACGGTAATAAAAATGGCGTCTGTACGACCAGGGTCACTACCAGTAATAAGGTAGTCAACGTTATTGACCCGTAATCTCTCGTACTGTGTAACCTGTGAATCAGCAGGAAGAATAATCTCTGCATCGTACAGAGGTTGTGTCTTCTTACCTGCAAACTCTTCGTTACGTGCCTGGCGTGGTAATCGCAAGCGACAAGGGAATGTCTTGTATCCGCCTGGCGCCGGCACAAGTGTAAACTGGACGTTAGCGGATCCTATGCTTGTAGTAGGGCCAGTGTTTACCGGTCGTAGCGCATACGCCGTGTCAGTAAGCAGTCTAGCTTGCATCTGCACAGCCAAGTACTGAACAGCACGTTTACCCGGTGTAACTGGTATCACGGAACCCACATATCCATGAATGTGTTAGACATTCGCACACAGTGTGCATGTCTTTGTTGCAATTCAAGTTGCAACCATTCGTCACTAGTATTGATGTCGTTTACGCACTTCGCAGCCTTAAGTGTCCATGCTGCCTTTGCCATACCTGACAAGTCGTAGTTGTCAGATGGTGCGTCTCCTTCATCCTGCCAGTAACAAGTATTGTCAGTGACAACATAGCCCACCCTGCTTGCACGCAAGGTAGGCCATGAAGGTTCAGTTGCTCCGGTAATGCCAGATTCTATACAACGGTAAAGTCTGTTACTGGTATTTACACGGATGCGATAGTTGCCGTTAAAAGTGGTAGACGCAACCCAGTCGTTAGCAATCTTGTAGCGGTTTACCAGCTGGACCAATTCGTCCGGTGATAAGACCGGATCAAGATTAGCGTCAGCGTATGTTGTCAACCAGTTGATTGCTTCTATTTGAGTCACGTCTACCGCCTAACTTACGATCCGCCGTTGAGGAAGATACCACCTTCGACAGTGGTTGCATCCTGCGTCACAGGAACCTGTGTTGCATTCCAGAGTTTTACATCAAGGAAGTCAACAGTAGCGTTCTGTGTTGCACGCGAAGTAACAATACGGAAGTAACGCTTCTTTGGCTTGTTAACCTCGAAGAAGATAATCTTGTTATCATCGGTGTCAGCAATAGTAACAGATCCACCAGTAACGTCTGTGAACGTAGTGTTGTCGTCTGACCACTGAAGCTTTGCACTTGTAACAGCACCAGAGACAATTGCTCCAACTGCCATTTCAAAACAAATGTTGTTGAATCCAAGAACATCTGCGCTGTCGCTCGTAATAGCTGTAGAGCCAGCAGCCGCAACGAAGTTTGTACCGTCTGGCTTCATGCGGATGTGCTTGATCTCTTTTTGGATTTGGCGAAGAACCATAATCGTTATCCTTTCATTTGGGGAGGTGTTACCCTCCCCATTTCACTAAGCAGATACCTTGTGAGCAATCAGCTTCCAGTTCTCGACTGGGCGTCCACCATGGCGGAAGCGTCCAACGAGTCCAACCTTGTTGTTCTCAGCGTAGCGCTCAAGAAGAACCTGGATGGAGAGTCCAAGGCGATTGACCAAGTAGTAACCAGACCAGTCACCAGAGATGACAGGATATGCGTTGGCTGCTACGTTAGGCATGAGTCCGCTGTACACAACAGGGTAGCCAAGAAGCGTGTCCACACGGCTACCAGCAAGACCGGAGTCTTGGTAACCATATGCAAACAGGTATCGAAGCTGTTGGTCTTTGAGTTTGTCAATAGTACGCTTCGTGCTGACACGGTTCATGACAACACGGATGTTCTCGTTGTACTGTTCTGGCAGTGTGTCGATAAGATCAATAAGACCGTCGGCAGTAAGTGCAGAAGCAGAACCAGAGTTGACGATACGTGGTGCATCAGCCGTTCCGATTGCAGTCAGGATACCAAGTGGCTGGTTCACACCGGAACCACTAAGAATCATGCGATCACGCTCAAGAGCAATGGTCTCATCAAACTTGTCAGCAATCCATCCCTGAATGTCGATGGCCGAGTCTTCCAGCATGTTGCGGGTGATACGGCTTTTCATCATACCGGTGTAGACATCGATACGAGTCTGACCAAAGAGGTCGGAGTCGTCTACAAGTCCTTCATCGGTTGCCGCTTGCTCACCGGTGTACGTGACACGGAAGCCAGTGGAGTAGATGTCGTTGCTGTCAACATAGTTGACCTTTGGCATCTCAACAGCATCACGGCTGGTAGAAAGCTGAGTAACGAGACCAGCAACACGCGTAGGTGTAGCCAAGCGGCTAACAACACGGTTGATGATTTCTGGTGTTACAAAGTAACCACCCTGTGGGTCAAGTCCAACTTCGAGGTCTTTACGAGCTGTTGCACCCATACCGGTAATACCCTTACGAAGGTATTCATGGAATGCTTGCTTGTAACCATCGGTGTTCATGTGTGACCAAACACTCTTGGTAAAGGTACCTTCACCAACTTGGTTCACTTCCATGGCCTGACGGCTACGCTCTACGTCTGCATGACCAGCCTTAGCGTAATGGACGTTTCCAGGGATCTCGTTCGATGGCTCTGCGAACCACTTCTTCTCATCCTCTGCCGTCTTGATTGCTTCATACTGTGACTTGGCAACAACGATTGCATCGTTGATCGACTTAACCTTAGCCAGGTCGTCGCCACAGAAATCAGCCTTACCAAGAATCTGATCGCGTTCTGCCGACTTGGCTTTGATACCATCGACAATCTTGTTAAGATCCATTTGATCTCTCCTTACTTGATTGATAGCTCAAAGATTGTGTTATCTAACTCAGCACTAGCCTTCAGAGCTTCCACCAATGCTGACTGTGATTCGGCTTTCGCGACATCCCGCTGCTTCCAGCCTTGTGATGCAATTATTTTTGCATCACTCTTCGAGAAACGCCCACTAGTGTGTAGCCACTTCTCAAAATCCCTGACCGTTGTCAAATCCACAGACTTGACTTGAGCCATAAAGTCATCACCCATCGCATCAATATGCGAGACGAGAACCTTTGCTTTATCGGCAAACTCATCGAGTGCTTCACCGACCATCTCTGGTTCATCTGGGTTACCAGCAATATACGACATCAGACGACCAAATAAAAGTTGAAGACCGTACAAAGACATCTCGTCGTCAATGCTACCAAGCATTCCGGTGTCTTCTTCTTCCTCTCCCATTTCGTCTTCAGGAATACCTTCTTGTTCTTCTTCGTCTTCCATTTCGACTTTATGAGACATCTTCTCTTCTTCGTCGTCGTCTTCCATGTCGTCTGGATCATATGGACCGTACATAGACTTGTTTTTAAGGATAGTAGTGCGACATCGTTTAGCAAAAGCAAAACCTGGGTCACCGCCCCAAGCATCCCAAGCAACTCTGCCTGGTGATGGAAAACCGTCTTCACCACTAGAGAATCCCTTGGCCTTCTTATCTACTTCATGCCTAGAGAAGAAACTGTACATACGCATGACAGTATCAGCTGAAAGAGATTCACCCTTGACTATCTGATTAGCACGCGCCCAACCAACTGCGGTTGCACCATCGTGTCCATCTTCACGCCAAGCAATAGCACGCTTTGCGGCGGCCTTCATAGCAGATGTAGGTTTAAACGTCTTCTCTTCTTTAATCATAGGCTCCATCAACGATTTGACCGGCATAACAGAGTTACGTGGTTCAGCTGGACATGGAGTCAGACTTGCTTCAGCGATAGGCCAGGAAAGAATCTGTTTACGATCAGCGCTCTTCTTAGAGTAAGCAACAAGATGAGGCGCCGCACCACTACTAAGGCCAAGTCTGCCTTCCCTTAGTAGTTGGTTGACCTTAGCCATGTAACGGTTACTGATGTCAATCTGTCCTTCATAGAACAAGCCGGCATCGTCCATCTTTACCTTGCCGCGACCGATGACTTGATTACCAAAGACCTCTGTAAAACCATGTCCGTAGTAGAGGTTCAAGTCAAACTCATCACCACTCTTGAGGGGACGCCCAAAATCGGTAGCAGCAGTAAAGTATTCGCCAGTCGTGTCATTAGCACTGCCTTGATTATCAAAGCGCACTAAGTAACCTGAAAAGCGTCCATCGGCAGATGCTTTTACTGCATCGCCAATCCAGCACAAGACTTCGTTATTCATCTGCTTGATCCACCAACCTTTTCCAAGTCCGAAGGGGACGGAATGTGTATCTCTTCACTAGCCTGTTGCCTACGTGATATATCCTCACCTCTAGGCTTTGTAGTCGCTAATGATGGGGTAACAACAGGTGCTTCTGTAGTTGCCAAGTAATCGGTACGAGCATCCACACTTTCAATGTCAGCTTGCATTGCTTCATGGAAGGACAACTCGCGACCAACTTCTTCACGTGCTTCGTCAACAGTAATGATTCCAGCAAGCACATCTGCTCTTGCTTCACGCCTAGAATCAAGCACATCAGACTTAAGCTCAAGGATACCTGACGTATCGTAGAACACCCATAAGTCTTCGCTGTCTGGGTACGTTCGCAATACCTTACGGGTCAATTCATAAGCAAACATCTTCATGAATGGGAGAATCCCACCACGCCATGACTGCTTGATAGACTCCTGCTTGTTGTTGAACGTAGCACGCTGAACACCTGTCCAAAGACCAAGCGCCAGCGGATCAAGACCAAGCGATGCAGGGATACGTGTCTCAGGCATAGAACGTACATCGTTCAGCGCCATCTCATCTGGTTTAAATCCAAGTTGGTGCATGTCAAGAGCACCAGGAATAAACCTTGGCTTACCCGGCTCACGAGACATCTTCTCTTGCAAGCGACGTGTCATGTTGTCAGCTTGCTCTGGAGTCATTGGGGCAGCCTGTTCGCCACCCTCCATCTTCAGAATCTTAGGAGTAAAGACCACCGGAGGTACACCACCGGAGGAAGCAAGTCCAGCACTAAAGTCACTATATGAGTTATCTGTAATGATTTCTCTATACAAAGCTGCGAGAGGTGACACACCCTGTAGAGGTAAACGTTCATCGATTCCATACTTTATGTGGACAACGTCTTCCTTCATCAGCTTCATGTTGTTCCCAAAAGGGGAATACTCATAATGCTCAAGGTAACCGTCGTCATTTGGGATAGGACGAATCCATCGTGCAGGAATCCACAGTAATCGAATAGGAGTACCTTCACGGTCACGAGTTACATAGATGTAGCCGTTACCTTTGCGGATGACATCGGTAATTACTGCCCAGATAAGTTGTGTTCCACCGTAATGGTCGTTAGGAAACTCAATCAGGTTTTCTAGAGGATGCTGTTTTTCAAGCCCTTTGTAGTTAACACCATCACGAGTACCAACGGAAACAGGTGCTTGTTGCCAAGACGTAGCAATAAAGTTTATACAGATGCTAACAATAGCATTGTCGCGTCCTTCATTGGCTTGGGCTGGATCAAGTGTCCGGTAAGGACTAAGTAAGTCTGAGAATGACTGGAAGCCAGTGATGAACTGACCGTAGGCATATCGTGGCAAAGGCGTATCATCGCCAATGGACAACTCATTGTTTTTCTTGATACCGAGTCTATGTAATGCTTTATCCCAGAATGCCATGCCGCCTCACTAAAAAGTATACAGACCTATACAAAAGCCAATAGTAAATAAGGTAATCAACGTCAAGTCTATACACTTGCTCAGAATACATCCCAATTCACACTAACTTGCCTCTTTGTGGTTTCTTCAGCGAGCGTTGTGAATGCATCAGCTAAGGCGTCCACCATGTCATCGTGCCTTCCGTTAGGAAACATCTTCAATTCATCGACCAAGATACTATTCCACTCAGCCTTAATCATTCTAAAATGACCTTGGTTTACCTGTGAGGACATAGGGTCTGCTCTAATTGTTTTATCACCTGAGATAGCCTTGAACCGTAGTCTATGCCCAGACAACATACGAGTGATACTGGCAACAAGTGATTTACCTGCCGCGCCTGGGTCTTGTGGAAACCTCTGGATGGTTTCTTCCATACCATCAACCATACACGTGACACGTATCATCTCGTCACGCTCGTTGGTTGCTAACTGCTTACGGACTACATCCAAGATCCAGTAGTTGCCATCCTCACCAAGACCAACCAATACACCTACAGTAAAGTCACCCTTACCCTTAGTGGATGCCAAGTCCCAACCACGTACCTGGGCTTTCATCTCTGGAGGATTACCTTCAAGGATGTTGTCAGCAAGTATCATGTTGCCTTGTTGTGTTGATGGTCGCTGTTGATACTGACTGTTCCAAACACGCTCACTTACAGCAGATCGCAAGCCGGCTAATTCTTTGACGTCATATCGTTCTGGCCACAACGCCTCACCATACTTCCGACCTAGTAGATCAACACCGTCTGTTGTGTCAGGTTCCGCTGTTGCTGAAAAGCTTACAATCTTCCATTGCTCACCAGCATGTTTCATCTCTTCAATAAGGCGCCCAGCCAAATCATCCTCATGCCATCTCGTCATAATAAGGATAATGCGTCCACCAGGCTCAAGTCGTGTACGAAGCTTAGACTGATACCAACGCCAGAGACTCTCACGTCTATCTTCTGTCCATACTGCTTCCTCATCTGCTACCGGGTCGTCAATAAGAATTAAATCTGCTCCACGTCCAGTAATACCACCACCAACACCAGCGGCTCTGTATGTGGCTCTGTGCGCCCACAGGAGTGCCCACGTCTGTGCATTACGCTGATCGGTGGCTAACTGACAATCAGGAAACACCGCAGAGAAGTCACGGTTGCTCTGGATGGTGTCACGAACACTACGGCTAAACTGTTCTGCTAGGTCGTTCGAATACGAACAGTGAATAATGGTGCGTCGAGGATCTCTTCCAAGGAACCATGCAGGAAACTTCTCAGAGACTGTAGAAGACTTCCAGTGTCTAGGTGGCATGAAGACCATAAGTCTATCGACGTGCCCACTCTCGACCAACTCAAGCTCCTTGGCAAGTATCTTTAGATGCCTGGCCTTGTACTGCTCGGCAGCTTTACGGTCAATGAACCCAGCGAACTCCGTAAGGCTAATACGTGCGGCGTTGACTTTCTTGTCATAGGCACGTTTCGCTGCTTCCGCCATCAATGCAGATGTCGCGGCAGACTCTTGGATTTTATTCAACTACTACTGCTTCCTCAATAACTTCTGAGTCTTCTGGCTTTGCTGCAATCAGATGGGCTTCAGCAAGAATCTCTTCCTGTGTCAATCCGTACTGCTCGGCAAGAACACGCCATGTACCGGATGGGCCGATACCAACGTTCTCTGTATTCTCACCAGACAACAGTAACCTGAGCTTCACAGCCTTTTCCAAGTCTACAACGGTATCAAGGCGAATCTCACCCTTGGCTAGATTCTGCTTCCACTGCTCAATCGTGTCATCTACAATCCCAATGAATGCAGCCTTTGCAACGGCAACAGATGCAACGGACGACTTTGTTAATTGAGCAGACACCTCAGCATCACGCTGAAGTGTCCTTGTTTCCCAACTGAAGTTACGTCGCCAACTGCGTACTGTCTGTACTGACACATGGTGCTTTTCAGATACCTTTTGAAGGTTCCTGTCTCTAGTGTCACCGAGACTGTAGTACGTTTCAAATGCTTCACGCTGAAGCAAGTTTTCGTTGGCAATGTGCTTAGACATTAAGCGAACGGATCCTCAATGTCCGAGATGTTTACCGCTGGAGCGCCAGGCTCCGCATCACGTGTACCCTTTGTTAGCGGTGATACGTTAGCGACAACAATGTTGGTAAAGCGCTTCTGTGAACCATCCATTGCAGTAACGACATTGATTTCAATGCGTCCTGTAACTGCAACCAAACGTCCCTTTTCAAGATACTTACCTACGAATTCTGCTGTCTTACCCCATGCGACACAATCAAAGAAGTCAGTGGACTTCTCCTTGTCCTTCATGTAAGGACGATCTACAGCTACTGCAAAGTTACATCTTGGCGTTGCTCCTGTCCCTACATAGGACGGGTCACGCGTTATTCTCCCCACTAGTGCTACTTGATTCATCATCTAATTCCACTAACTCTTTCAGCCGCCAAACGGCTTTCTTGATTTCTTCAGCCGCATCATCACATCCAGTAAATTCCTTGGCTAAATACCAAATCGCTTTAGCCAAGTCCCCGTGATAAGTGCAACCCTCTTTTTGTCCACGGCGTTGGATGTACTTGATTGCCGTAAACAGATACCTGCTCAATCCCCAAGAATCCGCTACGTCGGTTGGACGTAGCGAATACTTTTCGTAGTGACTGTTATCCTTCACTAGGAGTAGAAACCTTAGCCTTGCGTGGCTTAGGCACTTGAGGAATGTTCTCGTCTACAGGAGGAACCGCGTCAATGTCAAACTCATGCACGGTTGTATGTGTTCCAGTAGCGTTCAGTTTTGTGAAGACCCAATCCTGAGCTTCTGACAACTTGGTAAATACTTCTTGACCAGCGTTTGTCTCATCGTAAACGTTGGCTACAAACGATGAAGGGGAAATATGTACAATAGCCTTCATCTCTGATCCTACAAACAGACGAACAATGCGTTCAGCACCGTTGACTGTGTCAAACTGCCACACGGGTTCCATGTGCTTTCTCCTAGTAACCGAGGTTGTTTTACTATACACTTTACGCATGCGTGACGCAAAAATAAGTAAACAACCTAGTCTGCACGGGTACACAGCTACTCAACCTATCTGCATGACTAAGGATCTTACAGGGGCCGAAGATGACTTCGGAATATGGCCCAAGGAATACAAAACAGACGCGTACGTCAAAACATGTATCCGGCTTCCTGAGAGTTTGTTCGTAATGATAAAAGACCAAGGACTACACAAGTCAATCAGGCGCCTTATCCTGATCGCTAATCCTTTGTATGCTCATCACCTGATTACCCTAAATCCATTGACTCAATTGAATAGAGTGCAGTTACGTCAGGTTAGAGATGAAGCCCTAGCGCTACAGTGCATGTCGCTGATGATTGAAGCAAACCTGCCTATGATGCGTGAGAACCTAAGCAAGACTATTGCAATGGCAGACCACATAGCAGATCAGCGGGACAACGAGCGCAAGCGGTTACTACGTGAAGGGCGCCGGCAGCGTCTACTTGACTTACGGGCAAAAGGCAAACTGAATATACGAGGACGGACCAAGGCTCAATAAACAATATGCCCACGAATAAAACAAATAAAACACAGGAGATAAACATGTCTAATAGACCTATCGCAATGCGAGCTATAGAGAACGCACGGCTAAACGTTGGAGTAAAAGAAGAAGGTAACAATGCCGGTGCCGCTGTCGAATCGTACCTAGCATCGTGCAATCCATCTCTTCCTCCTGGCAATCCTTGGTGTGTTGCTGTTGTAAGGTTTCGTCTGAAGCAAGCCGCAACACAACTAGGACTGACCTACGATGTGTCAATGCCGCGAACAGCGTATACACCTGACTACGTGCGATGGGCACAGAAGACAGGTAACTGGGTAAGCTTGACCGAAGCAAAGAATATGCCATTCAAGATCCGTCAAGGAGACTTGGTCTGCTTCTGGTTTTCTGCACTAAACCGGCATGCACATATGGGTGTCGTGGATCGTGTTCGAGAAGATGGAACCGGGGTACTGACTATTGAAGGTAATACCTGTCCTGAAAACTTCTATGGCGATGAACGAGACGGCGATGGCTACTACCCAAAGGTGCGTGACTGGAGTGAGTTAGGTGTTCGTGGCGGATTCATCAAGTTAGATTTCTAACATTGCGTTATTTCATAACACTATTGTATGATTCCGTATCGTTTCTTTTAGGGGAGAACATATGAACAACCACGATAAACGCGCACAGGAGCTTCTTGAGTTAATCATTGCAGCTTCTTGTGAAGCAAAGTACCTGCGATTCCATGGCCGCATAAACTCACGGATTGAGATGGAGTTGGATGATGCAGCTGGGCTACTTAGAGTAGACACCGCAAACATTGCAAAAGAACAGAAAGATAAACCATCCTTTCTGAGGAAGTTTGGTTTTCGTTGAATATAGCTAAACTGGTAACAATCACACCAGACGCAGAAGCACACATTGCCTACTGTGCTCGCGTATCATCACCAAACCAAGAGAATCCAGAAATCACGCGTCTTCTCAAGTACTGCATCAACCACAAACACTGGAGCATATTTGAGATGGCACACATGGTCATTGAGATAAAGACGTCACGTGCTATTGCTGCTCAGATTCTTAGACATAAGTCGTTTTCATTTCAAGAATTTAGTATGCGCTATGCGCCTGTGAAGTCAGAACCACCACAGGTAATTGGAATGCAACGCCTTGCTGGCTCACACAACCGCCAATCAAGCTTGCCATTACCAGAGTGGGAAGAACTTACAGACCAACAACAACTAGTGCTTATTCGGGCAGATGACGTAGTCAAAAGTGCATACACTGTGTACAACGACTTGTTGCAATCAGGGTTTGCCACAGAAACAGCACGAATGATTTTGCCATTGGCAACACCGACACGCATGTACATGGCTGGAAACATTCGAGACTGGTTGCACTACGTTGACTTGCGAATGCAAGACGACACGCAACTTGAACACAGGCAGATCGCCGGCGACATCAAACTTATTATCGAAGAACAGCTGCCAACAATCTACGCAGCCATGTGGGGGAAATAATGAACATCTTTGGATTAATCAACACGGACGAGAATGTATTCTTGCCGGCACAACAGACAACACGGTCCGCTGGTTACGACCTACGAGCACGTATTACAGAACAACTGGTCATTCAGCCTGGTCAACGCACGTTAATTCCAACTGGCGTCTGTCTCACCAACGACATGCCAGATAACTACTTGCTTGCTGTGTGTAGTCGATCTGGCCTTGCAATCAACCACGGCATCTATGTGTTGAACGCACCAGGCATCATTGACGCTGACTTTGTAGGGCAAGAGATACAAGTCATCTTGGCTAACTGTGGATCTGAACCGGTTTACATTGCACCACGGCTACGCATCGCTCAATGTGTACTCTTTGAACACAAAGGCCAAGTAGGAACCAATGAAACGCTACGCCTTGGTGGCTTTGGTAGCACAGGCTAGATAGTCAGCTCACTATGCACTAAGCACTCACGTATATTCTTGTCGTGAAAGTCTTCGGCGTGCAACTTTAGTATCATGCCACCTTTTGGTAACGCGCTTCCATCCATCAGCGCTCCGTAGTTATCCTTACGGCCATGTTCCAACAGGTGGCTTGGTGTCGTCCCAGTGTATGTATCCATGTAAGCACCGGTACGAACAGTCAACACATCCTTCTGACAGACTCTATTCTCTGGTTTAAACTTACCCGGATTATAGACAATCTTAGAGTCCCTACCAGCTTGCTTGTTGTGTGTGTGTCCACGCCAGATTGCATCGACGCCTTCTAGCCACATCTGAGCACGTGAGAATGTAATAGCGCCTTTAGTTACGGGCGCTCCGCCACCTGCACCATGATGGTAGTGGATTACATAATGGCCAAACTTCTTTCCGTATCCATTGACGTCCATCCGAAGGTGTATAAACCCGTGATACCCACCGTAGTTGATAGACTTGCCGCTTTCCTTAGCAAGCAGAATACACAAGTGCTTCACCGGCTCAATGTGATGGAATCTCGCAACACTGTCGTCGTGGTTGCCATCACCTATCATCAGGATCCGATCAGCGTAGGGCGCCAGGATTTCATATGCCCAGCGTATAGACTCACCAATCATGTCGTCACCGGCGGTGAACATCCGTGGGTGTAAGTTGTTTGCGCGGTAACGCTTCCTATCACCAGGAAGGATAGCATCGAACACATCACCATTGATGGCGATCAAAGCGTTCTCAGCTTCCGCACGCTTTAATTCCTTTTCAATTAACTTGTAATCAGTGTGCAGTGATCCGATGTGTAAATCGGACATCAAAGCAAGATTTAAGACGTTTCCACAGGAGTGCTCGATGACTGTCATGCTTGATTATTGTCACAGGATTTGGTGTTTGTAGTAATAACAGTCAAGGGCTAACAGGATGCAAGTATATAGACTTGAACCACGCTATAGCACAAAAAAAGGGCATCCGAAGATACCCTTGAGATTGGACATGAAGACTAGGGAATGCCTTGCTCGCGCAAGACAGACAACGGAGTAATTCGGATAAGGTGGCCATACTCCGCTGTCTGCTCAATATATATCATTCTCTCAAGTGGTAGTCCAGCTTCATACATGGCATACCTTCCTGGGCCTAGGATGTCACGTAGGACGGCATCAGGCATCATGCCGATTAACTCATCCCTAGTCATGTAGTCAGGCACTGCGCCGCCACGGACAGACGCATACTCCATCCAAGTCATAGTGATCGGCACAAGGATACAACGACACCGGGGATGCGATTCGAACTCATCGTTAGTAGCGTAGACTTTCCCGTGAAGCGTCAAGCATCCAACGCACGTTTTGTTGTCAA